TCTGTTCAATATTCCCGGCATCCGAGAACTTTTATGATCTATTCGGTGGCGGTTTTTCAATCACTCATTGCATGGTTGAAAACAGATCAAAAGATTTTAAACATTTTCACTTCAATGAAATAGAGCCGAATACAGTAAAGCTCATTCAAGAAGCAATAGCGGGAAAGTACAACTACTCTGTGTTTAAGCCAGAATGGATAAGCAGAGAACGCTTTTTTTCTGAAAAAGAAAGCGACGCGTATATTAATCTTGTCTGGTCATTTGGGAATTCTGGTAAATGTTACATGTTTTCAAAAGAGCTTGAGCCAATAAAGAAATCACTACACAATGCTGTTGTGTTTAATGTGTTTGACTCTTACGCTGAAAACCTATTTGGGATTAAATCTTTCACTAACAAGATGAGCATAACCGATAAGCGACTTTTTTTAAGAAGGCGATTAAGGATTCTAAAATCATATAAGCGAATAGAGTTGGAGCAGTTGGAGCGGTTGCAGCAGTTGCAGCAGTTGCAGCGGTTGCAGCAGTTGCAGCAGTTGCAGCAGTTGGGGCAGTTGCAGCAGTTGGGGCAGTTGGGGCGGTTGCGTTTCTATTCATCTGACTACAGGGATGTTCCAATAAAAGAAAATTCTATCGTTTATTGTGACATTCCATATAAAGGAACCGCCGAATATTCAAAAACATTTAGTCACAAAGACTTTTACGATTGGGCTGAAAAACTAAAACACCCTCTTTTTGTTTCTGAATATACTTGCGATAAACCATTTATGAAAACTGTAGCGGCAATAACAAAATGCTCATTGTTATCTTCATTATCGAGAGCAGAAAAAACCGAAAAAGTATACTGCAATGAAATTGCGTACAAATTAATCAGAAGCAGGGTAAAATAAATCATGGCAAAGAAGGGGACACGAGAGCAAGTCGAACAGCGCATCGAGGAAGTCTACGGGATGATGTGCGATTGTTACACGACGGGTCAAATCGTGCGTTACTGTGCAGAGCAGTGGGGAATCAAGAGACGACAAGCCGAAGGGTATATTGCCAGATGCAATGAGCGACTTGAAACGACGCACAAAGAGAGCTTCGAGAAAATTCACAAACGCGCAATGGATCGCACGAAACGATTCTATCAGCGGTGCATGAAGGCCAAGCAATACCCATCGATGGCATCTGCACTGAAAGAATTGAATGAGCTTGAGGGTGTAAAGACACAGCGCATACAACTTTCAGGCGATGCCCAGAATCCAGTCGTTGTTCAGATCAGTGACGATCAACTCAAGGACGCATTGAAAAAGGCACAGGATGAATGCTGATGTTCGTGATCAGCTAAACAAGCGCGTAAAGAAATTCCTGTGCGAGTCTGATCACCTTTACTTCACGCGGTATTTTTTCCACAAGCGGCAGAATCTAAAATTCATTGTAAATTGGCATCACCTTCTCATATCTGACACGGTAGAGCGCGTCATGCGTGGTGAGCTTCAGAACGTTATCATCAACGTATCACCGGGTTCATCAAAGACAGAGATCGTTTCTATTAATCTCATGGCGCGAGGGCTTGCAATCAACCCGTGGTCGCGCTTTCTTCATCTCTCCTACTCTGACGACCTTGCACTTCTCAACTCTCAGGCGGCGCGTGACATTATTCAGTCTGATGAGTTTCAAGAACTCTGGCCGCTTGAGATTGCAGACGATGCCAAGTCAAAGAAGCGTTGGAACGTAGTGGTGAACGGCAAACAAGCCGGTGGTGTCTATGCTGCTTCACTCGGTGGTCAGATCACGGGCTTTCGCGCGGGTCACATGAAAGAGGGCTTCAACGGGTGCATTATTCTCGATGATCCACAAAAGACAGAGGACGCATACAGCAAAACGAAACTTGCGGCGGCACAACGAAAACTGCTGTCAACCGTGAAGTCACGAAAGGCATCACCAAAGACGCCGATCATAATCATCATGCAGCGACTTGCACAAGATGACGTTACAGGCTTCATTGAGAGCGGTGGAATTCCCGGCAAGTGGGAGCTGATCAAGATCCCGGCCCTGATTGATAACGCCTATGTCGATAGCCTACCTGAAAGAATAAAGAAGCGCGTCGTATCGGATGATCGCCTTCCCGATGGTCGGTTCTCATACTGGCCGTACAAGGAACCCGCTCAAGAGTTGCTTGAGTCTGAAACAGGCGGCACAGCAGACAAAGACGGTTCAAGAATGAGTCGTCATGTGTTCGCTGGGCAGTATATGCAGAACCCGGTTGCACTTGGCGGCAACGTGATCCGTGGCGCGTGGTTCAGAAGATACTCAGTGACGCCAAAGATAGTTTCATCAAAGATATATGCAGACACAGCGCAGAAGACGAAAGAGCACAATGACTTTAGTGTGTTTCTATGGGCTGGCCTCGCAGAAGATGGCAACGTGTATGTGCTAGATCTGATACGCGGCAAGTGGGAGGCCCCGGAGCTAGAGCGAAACTGCATCGACTTCTGGAATAAATGCTCGCATCGCTTTCATGTCTCGCGCCTCTGCGTTGAAGACAAGGTGAGCGGAACGGGACTCATTCAGTCGCTTCAAAGAAAGAGTTCGATCCCTGTTCAGGCGATTGAACGAAACAAAGATAAGTTGACGCGCGTTATGGACGTTGTAGGTTATTTTGAATCCGGTCATGTGTTATTTCCAGAAGACGCGCCGTGGGTGTCTGATCTTGTAACCGAGTGTGAAGCGTTCACTGCCGACGACACACACGCGCATGATGATCAGGTTGATACGCTCGTTGATGCGACGCTTGACCTTCTGTGCAAGCCGAAACCGATGGCAGCATGGGGGCGAAGATGATGATTTCGCTTTTACACGGTGATTGCATAGAGCTAATGAAAACGATACCGGACGCATCGGTTGACATGTGTTTGACTGATCCACCATACGGAACGACGGCGTGCAAGTGGGATAGCGTGATTCCATTCGCTCCAATGTGGGAACAACTACACCGCATCGTTAAGCCAAATGGCGCTATATGTTTGTTTGGTTCAGAGCCGTTTTCAAGTGCTTTGAGAATGTCGAATATCAAGCGGTTTAAGTATGATTGGATATGGCATAAAAATTCGGCTACGGGTGGTATTCTCGCTAAATTCAGGCCCATGAAAGCACATGAAGTTATTTCTGTTTTTTCTTACGAAACGACGCCATACTATCCACAGGAAACCCCTCGGTTTGACCAAAGCGGGCGATACAAATACAAGGTTCAAAGCGGACGAAGCCCGAATCACTATCCCGGAATTAAGAAGATACCGCCGAAGCAATATGACGCCGATTTCGTGTCACCACGTTCCGTGTTGGAAATTAAAATTCCGCACAATTCATGTAACAGGGTTCATCCGACACAAAAACCCGTTGCATTGCTTGAATACCTCATAAAGACTTACACGCTTGAGGGCGAGATCGTTCTTGATTTCACCATGGGATCAGGAAGTACGGGCGTTGCTTGCGTCAATCTCAAGCGTAAATTCATAGGCATAGAGCGCGATGACCATTATTTCGATATTGCAAAAAAAAGAATAAATGAGGTGATGACATGATTAAGAAGTATTCGAAAGAAGCAGTCGTGAAGAGTACAGACGGGCAAGCTATGCGCGTCGCTGAGGCAGCTATTCTTTTAGACGTTGCACTATTCTACGTGTCGATTGGGCTAATCAAGGTTAAACGCTCGTTTGACGGTTGTGAATCGGGCATGGTACGATTGACCGCAGAGGGGACATACTTTGACCGAGAAGGAACGGTTAATCAAAAGACTGGTGACAAGAAAGTGCGAAGCAAGAAATTGCAGGAGCCAGTTTCGCGTTCTCCCAGAAAGTAAACAAACGACTTGCTCGGAGTTCTGCACAGCAGTCGTAAAAGATAGAACAACCCCACGCGGGCGGCACTATAAGATTCTCATGTCTGACCTATATGACGCGTATAACAACGGCATGACGGCGACGCAGGTAGCAAAAAAGTTCAACTGCCCTCCGAAGCTGATAAGCGAACGAACACGATGCACAGCGATTGATTGGAATGTGCCAAAAAATAAAAGAAAAAAAATTCAATATCCGGGTTAAACTAGAGATCAGAAGTTAAACCTTTTCACGGGAGGATTGAAATATGTCTGGTGTTGGAACGTTTGATGTTCATGGTGTTGGTCGTTACCTTGCCACCCCTGACAGCCTTAGCGATGCTGATGCTGCCAGCCTGTTGCTTGATATTAAAGGTCGCGCGATCACACGCATGGCGCGCGAAGACGGCCTCATGCTCGACATGTTCAAAGACGCCCAAGCTGGCGGCGTGAACGATGTCATTCAGGCCATTCTCGGCTATGATGGCTCGAACTATCGGCGCATTAAGACAGACGCCACGGGCCGCTTGATCGTAACGATCAGCGAAGGCTCTGGCGATGAGAAATCGGTTGCTGCAAGCGTCGCCGGAAGCGCCACACTCGCACTTGTCGTAAGTGACACACTGACTCAGAATGTGAAGCAGTGTCTGACCAACGTGATTGTGTCCGCGCAGCAATATTCGGAATATCAGGTGGAAATGGTCGATGACACGACGACGACCGTTCTCGCTTATCTCACCATTCCGCAGGGCGGCGGTACAGCCCAAGCCAAGTTTCAGAATGGAGAGGTTGCCTTCACACCGACAACCGCAGCGCCGACCATTCAGGTTCGCGGTATGGTTCTCGGACAGCCAGCCGGTAAAGAGAAGCCGATGCGCGCGACGATCTGCACCTCGACCGTTGTCTGATTTTAAATAGTCTGATACCATAGGGCCATGATGCTTAAATTGATCATGGCCCTTCTTTTATTGCTCGCCTTAACCACCTACTCAAAAGCCCAGTTCGTTGACTACAGCCAAACCACGGCCCTAAACGACGCATCTAATCCACTGCTCGGGATGAAGGTCAACACAGACGGATCAATCAACGTCACTCAGGCGGCGAGCACATCGACAACCGTAAAGATATTTGACGGAACAGGTCTGAATAATACCTATGCGAAGGTTGACACTGACAACAACCTGATGGTGTCCGTTGCAAACTTGCCCGTCAACGCCGCTTCATTCCTGTTTGAGCATATGCGCTATTCTGGAAGCAACGCAATGAACGTTTCGGCAACCCTTGCCGCACCTAAATGCTTTCGATACACGAACACCTCTGCCACGGTTGACGCATATGTGACGAAGATCGTCATCGTTGGGCTTGATGTGAACATTGGGACAAATAAGTTCTATGCAGAGCCGATCCTCGCAAACGGCATTCAGTACAACGTGAAAACAAATGGGACAACGGCCACGCTATCGACATTCAAACAGAACGAGGACTTAGTTGCGTTCTCCGATTCCTTCTATCTGAACACGACGCCAAGCCCGAACGCGCAAGACTTCTGGTTTTCGTATGAACAGCCGCTCAAGCTAGGAAAAGGAAATAACGACTACGTTGAACTGTGTGTCCGTGATAACCTTACAGGGTTGGTATATTTCAAAGCCATAGCAAAGGGGTTCGTGAAATGACGATAACAAATGAAACCGTTTCATTCGCAAAAGAAGTACCAGCATCAGGTGTGATGACTGAGGAAGTTGTGCTCGGGGCACTCGGTGGCAGCATTGGACTTGTGTCGCTGTCGGCTTGTTATGAGGGAGAATCGCACGTCGCTCTATACTTTCAGAAAGATCAGACGGACGAGGAAATCATTCTGTCAACACACGGTGACAAGACGATCAACCTTCAGCGCGAATGGTCTGGCGAGGAATACGCAGGAAAGAAAATCACAATCGAACTGAGTAATAACAGTTCACAGCAGAGACTCTTGAGCGCATCTGTCGAGGTTCTACACTACGAACCATAAAGAGGGAGCGTCCTATGTTTGAATTCTGGGAAGCTGCGGCGGCAAGTTTCGTGTTCGCTTGTATCTGGGTTTTCTTTGATTCATTCAGGACGAAGAAATGAAGAAACACGTTAAGGCAGGTGCTTTCTACAGGTCAAATAAGCAGGACGTGGACGAGATCACAGAGCAGTTCTATGCGTACTACCGGCACAAGCTCTATGATCAGGTTGTGAAGGCTCGGACAGAGGTGACTCTTCAGGTTCGTGCGGCGTATGGTAACACGGACGACTGGCACTATGCTGAGATGCACGCAAGCGGCAGGGCGCACCAAATGTTCTCGGCGATCAAGCGCGTCATTATTCAGCTCTCACATGGCTGTACGAACACCATGGGCATGCTGATCAAGCGATCATATCTCATGAGCTATCTGGGTGAGATCTACGCATACGAGAAGCTTGGCAGAAGACCAACCGGGATGCTCACGCGTGAGTCAATCGATAGAGCGGTGAATGATGACCTGTTCAACTCGAACTATAAGGATCGAATGGCGCATATCTGCTCAAATCTCTACAGAGAACTAGAGCGCACGCTTGAACAGTCAATGCTTGGTGACGAGTTCATGGGTCAGGCTCTTAACCGTGTTGATTCAGCGTTCGGCAAGATAGAGAGAATCGTTCAGAGCCGGGAAGCCGCAAAGACGCAAGCGCGCCCAGCGTATGAGACTGCAATCCTTGATCAGGATGACGTTGACGAGATGGTCGAGGAATTGCGTACGGTCAAGGGCTGGAACACGCGAGAGCCTAGAGTGTGGACTGCAACCGGCAAGCGTGGCTATGAGTTCGAGCGTGACATGAGAACGGAGCTTGTCAGGTCAGTCAGGTCTGGCCGCATTGACGCCGCCGAGTACGTCGGCTATTCTATCAAAGACTATATATGGAATGCCGTCGTTGACTCGAAGACAGACGAATGCTGTTTGAAGCGAGATGGTTTGACAATGACAGAGATAAAGGCAAAATTCCATGACGACACCGCGCCGCCTCTGCATTTCAACTGCCGGTGTGACCTGATTCCAAAGGACGAATTTCTTGACGACATATGGACAGGCCTCGGAGAACCGATCGAGGCAGAGGGGTTTGAAACATGGCTGAAAAAACTGGGATGAAAAAACACAGAGCCGTTACGGTAAACCGTGAGGCCGAGAAATATGATCCAGACTCGACGCCATACGTTATCAAGAACGAGCGGGATCGTGTCTCGCCTGTTTCACGTTTCATCGAAGCGGTTCAGAAAAACCCCGGCGAGTTTCGTGTTGTCGCCAAGATGCTCGAAGTAAAGAAGACAAAAGAAGGCATCAAGCATAGAGAGAAAAACGCATTCACAACCAAGTCATTCATGCACTCTATCTCAGAGGCAAACGAGAAGACAAAAGAGCGCGTTAACAAGCTCAAGGAACAGGGCTTTGACTACGGCGACGCCGATACGCCAAGCTCTGCGGCTTTCAACCAAGTGGGCAAGGACTTCATTCAGATCTTGGGTGGGCCGTTCTCGAAGCAGCTTTACATGTATGACTATCTCTATATGCACGCCTATTGCTGGTATCTGAAGAATCATAACCCAGTGGCGAAGCACATCGTCGCACTGATAAGTGATTTCGTCATGGGTGCAGGGTTCCGCGTGGCGTTCGATGACGAGTCAATGCAGGACGCATGGAAAGAGTATGAGGAACTTTCACGCATTCAAGAGCGAGCCGCGCTCTGGTGCGATGAGCTTACAACATACGGCGAGCTAATGCTGCGCCGATACGTACAGAAGGGCTTGCCAGTTTACAAAAGCTATGATCCGTCAACCGTTTGGGAGATCGTCACGAACCCACTCGACATTGATGAAGTATTCTACTATCACGCCCAGTTTCCGACGCAGTACCAAATGTTTACAGACGGAAAAATCCCTACTGGTGAATACGTGATCGAGCACATCAAGCCAGAGGAAATGCTGCACTACAAGATAAACGCCGTATCGAACGAGAAGCGCGGACGCTCTGATCTGTTCCCGATCATCGGGTATCTGAAACGCCTCGATGACTATACTCAGTTTCGTGTTGTGAAGGCACGTAAAGAAGCCGCCTATTGTTATGACGTGAAGGTAGACGGTGACAGCCGTGACGTAAACGCCTATATCGATTCAACGAGTGGGCCGGAGCCAGAACCCGGGTCAGATTTCGTGCATAACGGAGCCGTCGAGCGAAACGTAGTCGAGTCTTCTGCGTCTGGAAGCAGTGCAGACAAGACATGGGAGCAGCTAGTTAGCATGTGCGCGATTGGTGTTGGAATCCCTGTAACTTATTTCGGCACTATGGGTGATAACTCAGTCACTACGCGCGCGGGCGCGGTTCTCGCCAACGAACCCGTGATGAAGAAATTCCAGCGCCGTCAGGAGCTGTTCAAAGCTATCATCATGCGGATCGTCAAGGACTGGTTAGAAAGCACCGGAAAATCCGGCAACACGTTCAGGGTTATATTCCCAGAGGTTTTAGGGGATGACCGATCGACGAAAATAAAAGACCTTGTGCTGGCAAAAACAAACGGTGTCATGACCGATAAGATGTTCTGCGAACACGTCGCCGAAGAGATGCACATCGAAAATTATGACTATGCAGAAGTGAAGAAAGAACGCGACGAGGCCGAAGAGAAGATGCAACAGGATTTCATGTCTGGCAACTCCCCCTTGTCCGCTCCCGGCGTCGGTGATACCATGAAACCAGACAGTGCAAACCGTTCACAGATTAAGAAGGATTTAAAGCAATGATTGAGGTTGGATCACAGCAGGTAAGTAAAGAAACACAGAAATCACTTAACCGTGACGCTTATCTGTCAATGATGAAGCGTCGGATGCGTGAGATCGAGAACCCACTAAACTACATGGACAATGCGAAAACCAAGCAGGGTCTATGGCACCAGCGGCGCATGTTTGAGATCATGGGTCATCGGTTTCGGTCCGTAACTGAGGTCGAACGTTTCTGCATCAATGAGGGGATCAACCCGCTGAATATCAAACCGAAGCCCGTGTGGATACCACAAGGCGGCGGCGATGCTGATGTGATTTGGAAAATAGAGGTCATGCGATGAAAAAAATACAGAAAGAAGCCGTTGCATTTACCGCCTCAATCTCTGAATCCAATATTCAGATGGTCAAGCGCGAGGCGCAAGCGGTCATCCTTGAGGAAGGGCTTGGCAATTTCGGTGATGTAAACTACTACTCGAAACAGGCTATTGTGAACGCGGCCCCTCTGTTCGAAGGTGTGAAAATCTACGCCGATCACCCGACATCATCCGAGGAAGAAACACGCCCGGAGCGAAGTGTCAGGGACGTGGTTGGCTTCTGGCGTAACGTGCATGTGCAGAACGATCAAGACGGTCGCACCCGCCTATTCGGAACGGCTCACATCCTTGAGGGTGCTGAATACGAATGGGCGTGGGACATGGTGCGCGAGGCAGTGATGTACAAGAAGGCTTACCCGGACAAGAACCTGTTCGGCGTGTCTATCCGAGGTGACGGAGAGACATACGAGGCCAGCATAAAGGACTTGATCGAGGACGCAGGTACTCCCGTGTCATGCAAGGACAAGCTCATGGCAGCATCTGGAATGGGAAAAGAATCATGCAATGTGGTAAATTCGATCACGCCAGTATCGGCTGACATCGTGACCGAGGCCGGGGCTGGTGGAAAGTTTTTGACTTTAATCGAGAGTATTCGTGGCTCGAATAATCTTAACGAAAAGGGGACTGTAATGAAAAACGCATTGAAGAAAACCAAGGAATACATGCTTGGTGGGAAGCATGGCGAGGCCATGACTCTCGTTGATGAGATGCTTGAAAAGTGCGGCGAGGGCGAGCTTGTGATTCAGCACAAGGGTGACGCTGAGGAAGCAGCAAAGAAAGCCAAGGAAGAAGAAGAAGCCCAAAAAACAAAAGAGGCTGAAGAAGCCGCGAAAAAAGCGAAAGACGACGAAGAAGAAAAGAAAGCCAAGGAAGCCGCCGATGCTGAGAAAAAGGCAAAGGACGAAAAAGACGAGGAAGAAAAAAAGAAGCAAAAGGAATCTGCAGCCCGTGTTCTTGAGCTTGAAACCGAGAACGCTGCGTTGAAGTCCCTGCTCAAAGAACGCGAGAGCGTCGATCAGCGCAAGGCCATTCTTGAGGAAGCCGGACTTTCCGATCACTCAACTGAACTAAACCCCATCCTGTCCCGTTGCGAGAACGTGGACGAGATGAAAAAGCTCTGCGAGAGCTTCAAAAAAACCGCTGGTCAGTTTGCGACCAATCCTGAAAAGGGCGGTTTCGCTGGTGGAGCCAGTGACAACTCCGCAAAAAGCAATGATGATCTCATGATTGCAAAGATGCGGAAAACCAACTAAACTGAATCCATTGGGAGGAAAATGAAATGAAAGCTATGAACAACATGGTGCAGAAAATTAAAGGTTTTCAGCACATGGATTTAAATTGTGGCACGAACGTGATCCGTCAAGGATCTCTCGTCGCTTGGGACTCGACCAACAAGGTGATCAAGGAAGCCGCAAGCGACGCTGAATGTGCGAAGCTCTTGGGCGTTGCCATGGACACCGTTCCGGTTGCCTCGAACATCGACAACGGCGTGACAAGCGTCCCAAAGACGATGAACGCTGGATATAACGACATGTTCAACCTGAACACGACTGTTGGTGAAACATATGAGAATTTCACACCCGTGTATATGGGTGCTGATGCTCAGACCGTGACCACCGTGGCCGGAACGAACCAGATCGGCTATGTCCGTTTGGCTTCTGGCAAAGCGAGCGTCACTGGCGCGGCTGGCGTGATGGTCCCTGTGTATGTGTTTTCAAACTACCCCGTCGTGTCTGCTTAATAGGAGGATGACATGAAATTGCACGAAAGAAATTTGAAGGCGTTTAAGGACCTCCAAGCCAAGGGAATCAAGGCTCTCGCGGAAGCGATGAAAGCTGACTACGGCGTGGATATTCTCTCTGAAAAAGACGGCGTGAAGCTGTACGATCTTGAATCGTCTGACTTCTCTGCCAAAGGTTTCCGCGAAGGTGCTTACGATGTAAGCCGGAAACTGAAGGAACGCAATTCTGAGGGAACAATGGGCCAGTTGCTCCGCGCTGGCATCCAGATGACAGCAAACAACTGGTATCAGGCCGTTGAAGCCACATACAACAAGTGGATTCAGGAAACGACCTCGAACAAGCGTCAAGAAATGTATGCCCCGCTGAACCGCGCCGGGATGCCTAAGCGCACTGGCAAGAGTGAGACATTCAAAGAGATCGACGTTAAGGGTCTCGATGTTGAGCTGGTCAACTATAAGTTTGGTTCGATCATCGGGTTCGAGAAAGAATTGTTCGATGACGACCAGACTGGCCAAATCGCAACACGAGCCGGCCAAATGGGCGAGAACATGCGCATTTACGAAGATGCATATGCCTATCTCCGGTTGCTCGGTGCGGCTGGCGAAATCTCCGGCGATCCCGTTCCCGCATCCCCCGCATACGGCGGCATGAGCGGTCTGTTCAAGACCTCTGCGGCCCCGCATGAAGGCGGCGGTTTCAACCGTCCCGTGACCTTTCAGCGCCTCGGCAAACAGTCTCTGCAGGATGCTTTCATCACACTGCGAAAAATGAAGGACTTGCTTGGTAACAAAATGCTCGTCATGCCCGATACCATCATCGTGTCTCCAGACGATCAGTTTGACCTCGATGTGCTTTTGAACAGCACCATGTACCCAACGGCCCCCGGAACAGCCGGAACCACTGGCAACGTGGCAGCGAAAAACCCACTGCAAGGAATCGCGACTCCGGTTGTCTCCTTGTGGATGCCCGACAAGGCATGGGTGCTCATGCAGGCCGGTAAAGGTATCATCTTTCAGCGCCGTGAAGCGACAGAGATCGTGCAGGAAAACCCTGCATCCGGTCCAGCGTTCAGCGCAGACGAATATCGTTACAAGGTTCGCGCCCGTTTCGAAGCTGACTGGATTGATCCTCGTTTCGCCTACCTCGGCAACGATGGAACCGTCTGATCGGTGTCCGTTAAGTAGTTCTATGAAAGGGGTGGGTTGCAAAGCCCGCCCCTTTTTCGTATCATGAGGTTGAAATGAAAGCCGATCTACTCCGAGATTGTTTCGCTCTGTTCTCGAATACAGATGGGAGCTTTAAAACACTCTCGGCAGGAACATACAGACTACATGCTGACGATCAAGAGGGTTTTCTATTATCTGACTATGAAAAAATGTCTGCAACGATTGAGCTGAAAGACATTGCGGGTGCTGATCTCGGCGTTCGTCTTCGCGTTCTACATCGTCAAATGTTCGTTTCTGTACCACCGTATAAGTGGGTGAGGTCAGGACAACAGGCAACCATGCGTCAGTCAGGTGAATACGTTTTCGAGGGAAATATAAAAGCGCCCATGTTATCATTTGAGCTTGAGGTGCTTAGTCCAACGGTTCAAATACGTGCATTTCTAAACGTGAGGTGATGAGATGAGAGTTATCAATAAAGACCTAACCATCCTTGAGTTGTCTGCAAAGACAGCCGATTTCGACACTAAGGCCGGGAACGGCGTAGCTGTTCGTGATTTCAGAGAGCTTTCAATCATGGTTGACGTTCAGGCGATCACTGGATCAATGTCCGTCCAGCCTATTGTGAAGCACCCGCACACTGACAATTGGTGCAACCTTGGAACACCTGTTGCCATAACGGCGACTGGCGTTTACAAGATCGACCTGACGAATTTCGGGTCAAATATCGCAGTTGATGTATCGCTCACTGGAACATCTTCACTTGCAATCGGAGCCGTAGGGAAAGTATGAGCCGAGCAGCCGCAGGTTTCGGAAAGCGCGATAAGAAGCACGACAACGATTCCCGTGGGACTCGCTTTGACCGTGAAGAACAGAAAGAGAAAGACGTGAAGAAGTCAACCGACACGATGACGCAGGAGCTTGGAGAGGGCCCATATATAACGAACATGTCATGGGCATTTTTTCGTACTCTCGAAACCCCGCACATGGCCGGTCGTCGTCTTCACGTTGACCGCTATTATTTCAAGTCAAAGGTTGCGATTGACGTAGTCGGCAGGGCTGGCCCGGACGAGAAAGAACGCGCATACAAGCGTGATCTACTGAACAAGAACGGCATCATCTACACATGGACTTCGGTTGACAAGTCTATTGATCAGGCTCTTGTGGACATAGCGGCACAGAAAAGCATACTGGAGGGGAAACGCGATGGAATGGACAAATGCGATTGATACGCTTCGGCGTTTCCTTGGTGATGGGCCAACCGATAAGAGTTTCTGGCGTCAAAAGATGCTTGGCGAGGCCAACGGAACGAATAAAGAGTTCAAGATATTCAACACGCGTGTGGTTGTCGTTGTGTCTCCGGCCACACCTGTATTTCACGTCAATGGAACGGTGGCCACGGGAGCGGTAACAGACGCCATTCAATCGATCGTTACTCTCACGACTGCACCGATCAACGGTGATACCGTCGAGGCGACGGGTTACTTTCAATACTGGCTCGATGGCGATATGGAAGAGTTTCTGAAACGCGCCTCTGAGCAGATCATCGAGGGCGAGAACTACGAGAACATTCAAGAGGGACTTCGGGCAGCAGCGCAGCATCTAGCCGCATCATGCGCTTACAACAACCTTGCAAGTCGCTTTACAGAGAACCGATCAAGCCAGTATCAGCTATCGGAGCGCGGTGAAAAAGGCAAGGATATGGTTGCGGGGTTCATTGACTTGGCGAAATGGCACCAAAAAGAGGGTCTTGCCAAGCGAGATGAGTTCTATAAACGCCTTGGCCGTAGAGCAGAACCAGCTTTCGGCACAGCACTAACACACGCTCCGTCATACCAGCCGAAGAGATAGGCGAGCGGCGTCATGGCTCGCCTTATAAAATCAAAGGCGTTCACACTCGACAAACTCAGACGAGCACTTGCACCACCGAATGACTACACGGCGGTGCTCAATCTTATTTATAGAGAATTCCTTGCGATCGAGAACATGCGATTTCAGAATAACGGCATGGCATCCGGCAAGGGTATCGGCTCTTATCCCAGATGGGCACCACTGAAGCCAAGTTATGCGAAGCGCAAGGAGAAGAAATACCCCGGCCGGCCGATCCTCGTGGCATCAGGGAAACTTGGCAGAGCTGCAACGGGTGGCGCGGGGTCATTCAAAATCATGGGGCCTACTTTCGCCGCATTTGGCGTTATGGCAGACAAAGTGAAGTTTGCACCATTCCATATGACCGGTACCAAAAACATGAAGCCACGGCCATTCTTGGAAGCAAACGAGGCAACCGTTACGACTTGGAAAGAACTGATCCGTCGGTATATACTCAGAAGGAAAGGTGTCAAATAATGTACGGTATTGAGAAAACACAGAAAATGATCATTGCTCACTTGATGACGAAGCTCGATGCGCACCTTGTAGCTGTTCGTGCTTCGATGGGTGATGATAAGGTGAATCTTGTGCCGATCAAGACGTACTACCCGGCGGAAAAATACAAAGGGTATCGACTCCCGAGCGCGTGGGTGTTGCCGCGAAGCTCAGAATATCAAACACAGATGCAGAACAATCAACTCATAGCGCATGATGTCATTGATGTTGTGGTCGGTGTAGAGGGTAGAAACGAGGAAGAAATCACACGCGCTGCGTTCAGGTACACGCGTGCAATGTTCAATGCACTGCACCTTGAGCAGTTGGATGACACGGATTTCCGGGTTATCATACTCGTGACCGGCGAGGAATTTTCGCAACTCATGGTGAGTGAAGACGAACGAGACTTTCGAAAAGAGGGGCGTTTGACGCTTCTTTGTAAGCGACACGAGCCGCTAAATATAACGACCTAACGGGAGGATAAGAAAATGTCGAAATCGCTGATTAATGGAAACGTAAGAGAGATTCAGGTTACGCCTGTGCGCGTGACGTATGGCGGGAATGATCTCGGATTCTTGGTTGAAGGTACGGAAGTGAATATCGAGACACAGCTAGCCGATATCGTGGCCGATGCTCATGCGAAAACCGTTCTTGATCGCGTTAACATCGGAATGGTCGGGACTGTCAAGATCAAGATTGCACAGCTCACGGCAGAGAAAATCAAGGCCGCGTTCCCTTATTCAACGATCGTCACATCAGGGCCTAATAAGCTGCTCTTGTTCGGTAACTCCGTCGGAGAGCGTGACCTTGACCGCGCCGCCGCCCTAATTCTGCACCCTGTAAACAAGGCCGAAGCCGACTTGTCTGGTGACTGGAAATGCTGGCAAGCCGTGCCGAACGGAAGCGCAGCGATCACATATGATGCTGAGAATCAGATCGGTATCGAGGTAACTTTCAATGTATACCCGGATCTGACAAAGCCCATGAGCCATCAGTTCTGCGTGTACGGTGATCCGTCACTCGGAATCACAGCCTCAAGCGTTGGATCTGTGACGTTCTCTGGTGTCGGTAACGGCACTCTTGGTTCAACTGCAACCAATGACTCGACCACGAAGACTGAAACCTTCACGGCAACGTGCATCAAGAAAGTTGTTGGCGGCGGTAAGTTCGAGGTCATCGGCTCTTTGTCTGGTTCAATGGGCGTTGCCACGGTCGGCAGTCAGTTCTATAGCCGCTCTGCAAACCCATCTCAGTCTGAATTGAGCTTCAAGATTTCTGCCGATCTGACGGACTTTGAAGAGGGTGACGCGTTCACCATCCCGACAGTCGCGGCTACATATGCCTAAGATTTTTTCACCTCGCGTCTGATCCCCCAAGTGTCAAACGCATGCGGTTTCCGGCGGCCCCCGCAACACAAAAGGGCCGCTTCTTTTTTTTTCTGAATTGATATGGTACGCTCTTCACATGGGAGGATCACGCAATGCAAAAGAATGATGTTTTTGATCTTGATTCAATTGTCTCTGAGCAGCGATATGTGAAGTTCGAGGGTGAGCGGTATAAGATCGTTTCAGTTCCTATTCTGAGTTATGCCGACTACGTGAAGCGCGTCGAGAGCGATGAAGAAAAAAGTAGTGAGTCGGCGATGAACAGAAACAAAGAGATGATCAAGCTCTTTGTCCCTGACTTTCCGGTTGATAAGGTCGAGAGCATGACTTATCGCCAGCTATTTGCGCTCGTTGAATTTCTGATGAAGACGATGACGGACACAGAAAAAAAAACCGTTTAAAAGTCAAATTCAGTCAGAGCACTGAGGTTGATATTGAAATCATCATCTTCAAGCTGGCGCGATTCTATGGATGGACACTGGAATATATAACCAGCCTTTCCGCTCAGACATTCTTCACTGCGTGGCACTGTTTAGAGGCACTACGCGCTGAAGAGCAGCACGACGCGATAGTGGCAGCAACGAACCCGCACTATAGGCCGAAAGACGCTAACGAGGTCATGGGCTTCTATAGACAGCGAATGCGTTCCGCTGTATCATCTGTGGAGAACGATAGAAAATTAAGATCACCGGAGGATTTTGCTAGAGCGTTCGGTGCAAAGGTAAAATAACGATGGCAGAAGATAACAAAATTGGTCTTGAAATCGATATTGATGATAAGGCCGCTCTAGCGCAGATCAAGATTTTCAACGAGAAGACAAGCAAGATATTCGACCAGATGCAGGGTGACGGAAAGAAGTCATCCAAGATATTTGACACAATCGGCAAGGGCATTGTCTACGCGAACCAAGGAATCGAGCTTTGGAAGAACTCTCTTGAACTGGTCAACGCGCAGCTCGAAAAAATTGAGCAAGCATCCCACATTAAGAACATCGCCATCGGGTTTGAGATTGCATCAAAGAGCATCGGGGTGAACTCAAACGCTCTGATGAATGCAATATCTGCATCTACGAACGGGGCAGTGAGCAGACTTGATGCGATGAGACTTTCAACGAGCGCCCTTGATCGAGACATATCTGCGAAGGCAATCCCGCAGCTCATGAAGATGGCGCAAGCCATGGCAGAAGTAGACATGCGCGGTCGATCTACTGAAGAGATATTCAACAACATCACTAATGCAATATCGACCGGAACCGCGATGAGGATTAAGGATCTTGGTTTCAGGCTCACCATGACGGGTGATTCACAGCGTGATCTGAACGCCGTTCTTGTGCAGGGTGAGAAGATTGTCGGAAAGTATGCCGGAAAATTCGATGAGACCGGCGACAAAATAAAAGCATACAAGAACATTCTTGGTGAAGCGATCGACCAGATGAAGGTCAACGCGCTACCTGCAATGGGTGATTTTCTCAGAAAAATTTCAATAGCAGGGCTACAGATCGGTGAAACATTCAAGCTGATTAATATGTCTTCACCTTCTCAGAAGCTGATGAAAGACACCCTACTCGTTGATGATCAGAAGGCAAAAATCGAGTCGCTTAAACAAGAAATACAATCTCTTGAGACTCAGAAAATCAGCACATGGGAGAAGATGAAAGCCGCCACACTGAGCGGGTTAACTGGTGGAGGTTCTGACTACTCAGCAGAGGACGCAAGGAACGCAAAAAAACTAGAGAAAATGGAAGAGCTTCGAAAGGCCGAGGCCGCTCTCTATGCGTTCGAGTCGATGAGAGCAGTCAAAGAGCAAGAGGTTGCAGCGACAACCAGTGATCTTACAAATCAGGTGATTGCAAAAAAACACACTGAGCATGAAATAAAACAGGCACTACTGATTGCTGAATTCATTGCCGTGAACACTGAGATAACGAACGAAGAGCAGAGACTTCAGCAGTCCTTTCAGGTGAGAACAAACGCATCAGCGGAATACTACAACAACCTTATTAATGTTGAGCGCGAGAAACTTCAGAACAGAGAAATCACGATTCAGACTTTCAATGCAAAAATCGTGCAGCTTGAACAAGAAAAAACGCAGAAAATAGATCAAATGCAACAAGAGCTTGCACAAGCGCAGGCGCGCCGAAACCTTGACACGTACTCAAAAATGAAAGTAACAAACAATGATTTGATGACATCGGCGACAAAAATGGCAAGCAGCGTTCGGTCGTTAACAGACGTATTATTAAGTGCCGCAACGGACGGCTTCACCAATATGTTTGAGGCGATCGGGTCGGGATCGATGTCAGCGGGTGAGGCCGTAAAAAGCGCGCTATTAGGCGTGCTCGCCGATATTGCCGCGAATTGGGGTAAAGCGATGTTTTTACTGTCCATCTTTCCACCAAACCCGGCGGGCATGGCGGCGGGCCTTGCGCTCATGGCACTGGGCGGCCTTGTTCGCGGAATGGCTGGTGCATCGAAATCGTCAAGCTCATCGAGCGCGGGTGGTGGCGCGGGTGGATCGTCGGCTGTCACGTCGTCATCATCGCAAGAAACAACGCAGTCAACACCCACATACTCGGCAGAAAAAACAGAGCGTAAGGGCGCGATCATCAACATTCAAGGAGACTTCTTGAACACAGCAGAGACCGCCACGAGATTGCAGCAGATCATCCGTCAATCATCTGACGTTACGGACTTTAAAATACAAGCAGTCGGCGGGGGGATTTAATGGCACTCCGATCAAGGTCAATGTTTCTTTACGGGTATCAGGTCACTGAGTTTGAGCGCGCTCTTGATTTCAGAATCGTTTCAGGCGGTGACATACTTCAGGCGACGCTCAATGTGGGTTACTACAGTGCAACGTCACTCATGACAGAAGTGAAGCGAGCACTTGAAGAGGTCGACCCCGATCACATATATGATGTAACAATGGATCGCACAGTGATGTCAGGGTTCGAGAACCGGATCACGATTAAAACAGATGGGGCATTTTTGTCCCTACTCTTTGGAACGGGGCCACGCGCTGATACAAGCGTTGCCTCACTCATCGGGTTCATGAACGTAGACTATACGGGAGCCACGGAATACATAGGCGCACTCACGACGGGAACCATGTTCTCACCTGAGATGATCGGATATAGCTATCGCAGTCCCGAAGAGCTTCAAACACAGCAGGGCGTGAGAACCATATCGGCGTCAGGCGTGAAAGAGGCGATTGTTTTTGCAACCATGCAATTCGTTGAAGTTCAATTCAAGTACAATAAAGCACCGTATCTCGATGGCCTAAAGGCGTTCATGCAGTGGGCGACACAGCAGAAAAAATTTGAGTTCACGCCAGAGATGACCGACCCAAGCGCGTTCTATGAATGCACACTTGATAAGACTGCGAGCAGCGACACGGGCATGGGATACGAGCTGATTGAAATGCTTGGCGATGGGTTGCCGTTTCATTGGGATACTGGTTTAATGAGGTTTCGGAGGGTGATCACATGAGCGGCATAGTTGATGGCAAGCGAGTTGCGGCAAGCGAATCTAATGCTGCGTGGCTCGCAAAAAACGGCGATGATACTACGATCGGTAAACTGAATCTTGGAAATACTGAGGCAGAAAGCGGCGCACCAGTAGTCAATGCACAGCGTGAAATAAACAGCCTGAATGCTTTCACTGGTCGAGCTTCTGGATCTACTCATAACGGAAAGCCAGCATGGGCGGCGTCTACTATTGGCACCACTGATGACACACTGAAAGACAGGGCCGAGGCGTTAACCGCTTTCGGTGAAGCTCATGGGCATACGGGCGCGGCTGGTGATGGCGAGAAGATCGACGTATTGCAGCTATACGGCACGCAACTCAGAGAGCAGTTCGTCAAAGGCCCGTCGAATGTCATCGCTATTGGGTCATCAATCGACGTATCGGGGATCATGTTCGGTGTCCCAGTAAGCTCGGGGCCAACGGTCAAGGGCGCATCGGTCGCACCGCCTTACAACTATGTGATCGTGCTTCGCGCGAATGGGCTTGGAGTATTCAGCGACTCGACCGCACGCGTGTTTGGGCGCATATCGAATTCGGGCGGCTCGGGAGGCACATGGGCACTTGCGTTTTTCTCGATTGAGGGCGGGGTGGAAACACCATTCTCGTTTGGATCATCCACTGAGTTGATGTTCTACTATCGCCGCCTGTATGACGAAACAACGCGCCAAGTGTATGAGCAAACCGCGCTTGCGGATATTGATAAGTCATTCGTTGGGAATATTGGCACTTTCAAGTCAGAAGTTATCACAGAAGCAACAACCGAAGGTCAGACGGTTTTCCCGATCTCTTATGAACCGCTTTCCGACGATTCTCTTGTGATGCTCGTCGATACGGTTCCAAACCTTAAAGACAAATGGACACGCGTCGGGGCAACGGTCACCTTCAACGAAGGAATTCCAGTGGGGCGTCAAGTTGCGGCGTTCTATGCGCGCACTCAATTCGGCGGTGGTGGAGGCGGCGGCACTGGTTCCGTCGATGACGTTGCGCACTATCACACATTAACCACTGGTGAAGTCACGGCGAAAGCGATCACGCTTCCCGCGACACCAAGAACATCATCACGCGTGCTTCTTGACGTGATCGGTGGGTGCGCTCAGGTCTTTGGTGAGGATTTCACGGTTGCGGGTTCAATTTTGTCATGGAGTGGTCTTGGTCTCGATGGTATCCTAGAGGCAGGCGACAAACTGAGAGTATACTATCTAACTTAAAATAGGGGGCGAGTATGGCACTGATTAAAAGTAAAAACGTAGAAGCAAGTGGGTTAAGCGGTTCGGTCATTCGGTTCTTAAACGCACAGTGGATGCGGTGGCGCAACGCGGCTGACACGGACGACGTTAACGCCATGCGTGTGAACGCATCGGATCGCATTGAGTTTGGAAGCGTCCCGCAGGTTGGTTCTGATCCTTCTGACAATAACGACCTAGCTCGTAAATCTTGGATAGATACTCAGCTTGGAAATAAACTGAACACATCAGCTCGCGGAGCTGCGAACGGGGTTGCGTCCCTCGATGCGGACGGTTTGGTGCCGATTAATCAAATGCCCCCCGCCGCGATTGAGCGTCTGACGATTGTTACTGATCAGGCCGCGCGTTTCGCGCTCACGACTGCAATCGTACAGATTGGCGACACCGTAAAGCAGTCGTCCGATGGCCTAATGTTCTTTGTCGTCGATGACACGAAGCTCGACCAAGCGGCTGGTTATGAACCGTATTCAGTCGGCTCCGCTTCAAGCGTTCCTTGGAGTGGCGTGACTGGTAAACCCACAACGCTCGCGGGTTATGGGATCACTGACTATGCCTCTGCTGCGAAAGCCGCCGCCGTTGGTGACGCGATTGTTGACGGCGTAACCGATGTTGCACCTTCTCAGAACGCGGTGTTCGATGCTCTTGCATTGAAACAAAACACGTTCACATTCGCAAAAGAGAAAATCACATTGACTGCCCAGAACATCACAAATCAATACATCGACCTAGCACATACGCCGATTGCCGGAAGCGTCCGTTTCATGTTCGGTGGTCTTGAACAGGCCGAGGGTGATGATTACAGCATCGCGACGGCTCGCGTGTCGTTCCTTGGCGATATTGCAACTGGTGGTCAGTCGGCTCTTGTCGCTGGCGATGTGATCTATCTCAATTACGCTTACTGATTATGCGAGTTGCACAGAAACAGATAATCAACCCAACGGGAATCCCAGCCATGAAGTCATTTGACGGGGACGGCTCGACGGTTGATTTCGATTTAGATTTCACGCCTATCACTGGAAGCGTCGAGGCGTTTTTGAACGGCGCAAGTGAAACGGCGTACACATTGAGCGGGGCGCGTGTGACAATGACCACCGCCCCAGCTCTTGCTCAAACGCTCACAGTCTTTTATCGGAGGATGCCATAGTTATGAAACTCATCACCTACCTTTTGCTTGTCCTGTTTCCGCTCAACGTGCTCGCGGCTGGGAAATTCCAGAATGAGGATTTCAAATCTCAGGCCGAACTAGAGGCCAAGGGCGGCACAAAGGCGCAGCTACTGAATGACACAAAGGTGTACGTGACTGCGAATGGTCTGAATAAACGGCTCGATGAGGCGATCACAAATGGTGATATTGGTGGCGGCGGTGGCGGATCTTCTGAGAACGTGTTCTCGAACTACAACGCTGAGGGTGCAACAAATCCTTGGACCTGCACGAACGCCACGGCAGCTATTTCGACAGGCAACGCTGCTAGTCCGACGCATAATTTTGTGCTTACGGCAACGGCAGCGGGTGGGTATTGTGAGGCGGCCTTCACAACACTTGCAGGCCGCGTGAATCACGACTCATACCTCTACTACAAGACGACCGCTAGTGATGTGGTACTTGGTGTCTATTTGGGTGCAGATCCAAACCCAAAAAATTCAGCGACGCTTTCAGCAAAGAGTGCGATCAGTGAAAGCTCACACGTTACTTTCATCACTGATGGTGCTGCTACGGCTGGCAAGCTACGCGTGACGATGCCGACCGATACCACCGTTGTTTATGCTGATGATTTATATGCTGGGATGAACCAGACACTCACAAACCAGACGAATGAACCGCAGTATGACCTGACAGTGACTGGCACTAACTGGACGACGGTTCGTGCTGTCGGAATCCCATACTCGACAACAGATGGTAAGTGGCGGCTCAAGTTTAACATTCGTGGTTCAGTAAATGTTGCCACAGCAACGCCACTGGTCACCATTGCTGGTATTACTGCCCCATCGTCTGAGCAAGCGATAAGCGCCATTATTGTCGATGCCGGATATTATGTCACACAGGCGCGCCTAATAAGTGCAACAGGTGATCTAGCGGCCAATGCTCAAACAACTGCAACAAATTGGGCTTTTTCTGGTGATGTTGAACTCGCCAGCAAGCCCACATGGGCCACGAGTACAGGAGCTAGAACCGCCGTCACGGTGGGGACGGAGAACAGCAACGGATCTGTCACATGGAACGGGATTGCAGGATGCGCATTTGGTGCAACAGGCGGAGTCCTGACAAACCCAAATTGCAACACAGGAGTAGTTGCACCAACTGGGTCTGTTATATCAGGCGATGATAATTTTGAATTAACAGCGAAGAATCTAAAAGCTGGGCATACATACGAGATTAAGTCGGCGGGGAATTTCTACGCATCAGCCGGAACAGCGTCTACTGATTGTGAATTTTATGTTACATCAGACGGAAGTGATAGATATGGTTCTTTCCGTTTGTATGCCACCTCTAGTTCAGCTATAGATGGCGGCGGAGGAACTCTTGGGTATTACACCCCAACAAGTACCGTTTCATCGAAAAAATTCTCTGTTTACGCGACAAGAATAAGCGGCGATGGATCTTGCTTATGTGAAGCGAATACAATGTCAAGCAGGTCTTGTACTGTATCAATAAATGAAATCTACCCAACAGTTTCCCAGCCCGTGATCGTGAACAGCGTGACGACTGAATATCCGGGTCAGGCATGGGAATATTGGGGAGAACTGGACGACTCTGGGATCGTGAATTCTGGATCAGGTGGCTGGACAACTTCCAATTCTAGTACTGGGCGCAATATTGTAGCGTTCACGACTCCCGCACCCTCTACTGACGCATATACATGCGGGTGTTCAAGTATTAATGACGCCGTTTCTCATTGTAATTCACAAGACGGTGCAACGACAAAAACAGCCAGTCAGATCGCTTTTGGAAATGTTCGGTCATCAACTGAGGCGTATAGAAGTGCTACAATACACTTTCACTGCTACATAAAAAGGTGAAGAAATGAAACTATCCACCACAAGCCTTGTGTCACGTGCTGCGTTAGGTGTTTTGGTTTTGTGTAACGTATCGGGGTAAAAGATGAGCCGACTCATTTCGAAAATACCGCCATGGGTTCAACTCGCACTTCTAGCACTCTCGATGATGTTCAGCGTCGTGGCGTGGTCAATGAATACCTTTGTGAACAAGGATGCGTTCAGTATTTTGATGACTCGGATCGAAAGCATAGACCGCAACCTACAGGCTATCAAAAACCATGATCAATGCACCGAGTAGATACAACACGCTTAACGGCGTGCAAACGAAATTCCCAGCGTATGTGCTGCGCATTTCGGACTATGACATTCTGCTCGGGACAAGTGCGAACATCGGCACATACATTCGGTATGGTGATGCGGGTATCAGGTATGGTGACGCCGATCTGATCTACGGCGGCACAAGACGCCTTAAGAACGCTCGTGGCTGGATCGACCTCGACAATTCAACGACGCGCATATCCCAAGTGCATGAGCAAGAGCAGGGGCGCGCGAGTGTCGCAACGCTTCAGCTTTCGATTGTGGATTATGAGGGAGAGATCACAAAGCTCATCACTCCCGGGAAAGTCATAAACGATTTGCTTGGTCAGTCGGTTGAGTTTTTCGGGGGGTTCACACAGCTCTCATTTCCAGAGGAATATGTGCGCCTATTTCGCGGGTACGTCGATGAGATTCAGTCAATGCCCGGTCGCATTGTGATTTCACTTGTCGATCCATCGGCGAAGCGAAAACAAGAGCTATTTTTGACAGCGAAAACAAAACTTGTCGCCGCCATCGGAGCGGGTGACACGAGTATTCAGCTTGTTTCAGCGCAAGGATTTCACTGCCAGATCACGAATCCGAATGGTGACATTGACACGACCCACCTTGTCGGCTGTCAGATTGATGACGAGTTCATTCAATATTCTGGGGTTTCCGATGACACGCTCATCGGATGCGTGCGCGGCGCGTGGTCTGATCATGGAGGGGGGGCCGCCGCCGCTCATGACGCGGGGGCTGATGTTACCGCCCTGTTCCGCATGGAAGGAATCGCAATCGACCTCGCCCTCAAGGCCATGCTGTCCGGCTGGGGTGGGCCGTGGAGAACTGGCGTCGCGGTGCAGAGCATCAACATCACGGGTGAAGTGACGCCGCTCGCCATACAAGACACCATTCGATTTCCGGTTGATGTTCGTGATGTGTACGGACTCACGACTGGAGACTACATTTTCCTGACAGGGTATCCGGGTGAAGTGTTCACGGTGGCCGAGATTTTGGATCTGTACACCGTTCGAGTTGCAGAGCAAGGCATACTATTAAACGAGTCTGCATCGTCAAGCACGGCCTCGTTCCGCTCGAAATATGACGTGTACCCGACGACGTGCGGACTGAGAATGTCTCCCGAAGACGTTGACGTTGAGCGACATGAATATTGGGAATTCTCGTTTTTGGGTAGCCAGCAGATGAGCTTTTTGATCAGCGAAACAGAGAGCAGCGGAAAGACGTTCATCGAGAAAGAACTACTGTTTCCGGTATCGGCCTATTCACTTGTTAGATCTGGCCGGGTATCCATGGGCCTGACGCACCCGCCACTCACGACTGAGATTCTGGACATCATCGACGATGACACGGTTATTGATCCTGAGTCAATCGTCACGAAGCGTGGATTCAACACTCGGCGTTTTTTCAACGAGGTTCTGTTCAACTATGACAACGAGGGCGGGGATTTCAAGTCATCACTGCGTCAAGTCGATACCGAGTCACTCAATAAGTTCAAGATGACAAAAACGCTTTCGGTGGACTCGAAGGGGTTTCGCTCTTGGCTGTCTGGCGAGGTTCTAGCGCAATCCCGCGCTCGTCGTTTCCTTTCACGCTATCGCCTTGGGTGCGAGGAAATCAGCCTGAACGTGTCATGGGGAAAGGGTCACTTGCATGAGGTCGGTGACATCATCGTTCTGAATGACAAAGGGCATCTACAAATATCGAATAGCGCGGACGGTACGCGACGGATCAAAAACGTACCGATGGAGATACTTGATCGCACCGTTGGGATCAAAGATGGAAAGGTAGCACTAAAGCTCTTGTCCCGCGCCGGGTTCGAGCTTACAGATCGTTATGCTGTGATTGGGCCATCATCAACATGCCGAGTGGGTGGTGCAACATTTTTCGAGGTTCAGTCGTCATTCGGTGGTCGATATGGTTCTGAGGAATGGCAGAAGTGGGCCAAGTTCATCGGATATCGCGTGCGAATTCATCGGCCAGATTATTCGGCTTCTGCCGTTGTAATCATCGAGGCACAGGACTCAACGAACAAGAACAAGTTTTATTTCGCTGGAACACATACTGCACATGCCGGAGATATTGTCGAGCTTGCCCCATACGATGACACATCCGAGGACAGTGAGACTCTTGCAAAGAATGTTTATGTCTATCTCAACCCGTCTATAAACGTCGTTTCAGGGACAAGCCAGACTGCTTTCGAGGTATCTGATGCGAGTCATCTTCGCACTGGTGCAGTCATGCTCATTCACTCGCCAGACTGGACGCGCGTAAGTGTCGAGGCGTTCATTCAGACAATAGCAGGGACGACCATCACGGTTGATCGTGCGCTCGGGTTCACGCCTCAGAATGGCGATATGATCGAGCTTGTCGGATTCCTTGACAATGGCGCACCATATAGGATTATTTAAGATATGGGAGAACTACCAGCATCATTCGGGAAAGTGACTTACGAGGAAACGCGTGTTCAGGCGGCGACGACTCAAGACCTGATCACTAAGCTCGGGTCAAATCACAAGTATCTGTATGACAATATCACGGACACACTACCGTCAAACGACGCGGCAATTCAAACCGGGATCAATGACATGGTGGCGAGAAACCCTAATTTCAAGATGACGCTTGTGAAAACAGTGCATCTTGAATTCAGTCGATCTGACTTCATGCCGATGATTGCATATCGACGAAACGGGTCAAACCAAACGGCGTCAATTATTTTCGGGTACTATGATGACGACTATAAGATGAAAATAGATTTTCCAAAAGAGTCAGACATTGCAACATTCCCGATGGGTGAAACACGAATCTACTGCGTCGGGATGCGCGGAGACGTTGAGCACACAGATTTCGATGTGTATCGAGTGGAGCAAGTATGAGCAACATCACGCCAGAATATAAGCCGATGTACGAGGAAGATGTTGGTTATAAGCATCCGATCAATGAAAATAACATGCAAAAGATCGGTGCGAATCAGAACCACTACAAGGATGAGTGTGATGCACGAGCATCAGCAGATGCCTCACAGATCGCAACAATCAATGCGTGGTTCGCTCGTGATGTTCGCATGTTCTTGGAGTTCCATTCGTCTGCGATTGTGAGTGCATCAATGGATGACGGGAAGCGGTTTTTCGCTCTTCCGTTTCTTGATCAAAATAATATCGTGCCGAACGTGTTCAGTGCTCACCCTGATTTTGATTTTGTTCAATATGAGAATGAGGCTTCGTTTCCTTATGATGTGAACACTGAGCGCAAGGGGGTCATGCTTGCGGTTGGACTTTCCGGTGGTGGTGTAGGTGTTCAAGCGTGGAAGGTTGGGAATAGGACATGAGTCAATTCGATAGCAACCACTGGACACCGATATACACCGAGGAAACAGACTATCGTCAAAGTTGTGGAGAGGATTTATTGAAGCGCCTCGCGTGGAATTGTAATTTTTACGAGCCGAGAATGGCGACACTGAGAGCAACAGAAGATAGCCAAAACACACAACTGAACGGACAGACATCCCGTGGTGCAAATGCGAAAATAAACTCCCTTGGTGCAACGTCTCGCGGTGATCGCATGACGCTTCTTTATATGCGAAACACGGCCATTGAAAATGCAATCGTGATAGATGTGATAATCGGCGAGTTTCCTAATCAGCGAGTGTTCAAATCTCTCTCTCGTGATGGGAACCCAACTGGCATGAATATGTCATACAATGGGCGTCCGTTCGTTATCCGAGATCAAGAGCTATCTGGAGCTGTCAACATCATGTATGGTGGAACGGTTCAGCCAGTATGAGAACGCTTCTCCTTGCACTGCTCGCGCTCGGAGTTTCTTGCGTCGCGCTCGGTAGCAACTATCAAAACACGATGCCCGGAGACAGACCCATCAAGCGACTCATGGAGAAAACCCGATTTTCAGGGCCAAACGCAACGCCCGATATGCTCTTATCGCTTCGCCCTCGCCTCGTTGTGATCATGTTCGAGGTCTGGGATTTTTGCCGGCACTACGAGCTAGACTGCCCAACATGGACCTCGATCATCCGAAAGCATGATGGCGATTCCGGGGTTCACTCGGCTGGACGTGCGGTTGATGTGAGAACGTGGACGATCCCAGTGCCGTTTCAGATGGAGCTATGCGACTACATCACGAAGAAATACCCCTATGACGGTTCGCGCCCAAATATCCGATCATGTCTTTTGAATGACGGGGTGAGCTACGCCGGGCAAGCGGCGGCGAACCATTTGCATTTTCAGGTTGTTCGGTGATAAACTTATCCCCAGAACACTAAACCACAGGAGGCTTTTGTGAAAAATTTTATCAGTAGGATTTCAAACGCATTGGGGTTTTTGTACATTGTTTGCATCGTCGCGTCGGTTGTCGCGTTTGCTCAGGAAGCCGTTGTCGCCCCCGAGGGTGCTGACACGATTGCCGCGATCTTGACCTTCTTGGCTGGTATCCCGAAAGTGGGCGCGATCCTCGTTGCGTTCCTTAAATACTTCGGATTGATCGCCGCAGGTCTCACGCTCGTTACTGGTATCTTGAAATTCGTAAACGTGTGCCTAAAGTTTTTCGCCAAGCCCGAGATCAATGTGATCAACAAGATCGTTTCGATCATTGAAGTTGTGATCAGGTATGTCGGCTTTTTCTCGACGTTCAACATCCAGAAAAAGAAGGTTTAATGGTATCGACGCAAAGCCCACTCCACAATCCGGGTTAGTCGTCGCTTAAGGGGCCGATCGCGAGTTATGACCGCGTTCGGCCCTCACTTTTAAACGGGGGTTCAGATGTCACCTTTCATGATGTTCATAACAGGCTTCTATTCATTCATTAAGGCGTTGCCAGAGGTCACAAACCTGATTAATAAGACGCTAGACTTCATCGCGTTACAGCAAGAGATTCAGCACCAGAAGGAAGTCAACGCGCAGATGCAGAAAGAAATGGATCAACTCAGAGCGGCGGTCGCCGTGGCGCAGTCACCAACTCACGATAATACGCAGCTCAATGATCTGTTCAACGGGGTGAAAAAATGAAGCCATTTATTTTAATAGCACTGCTCTCTATTATAGTCTCGACAACCGCATGTGCGACTGCTCCGGCCAACTCGTGCCAGATTCCGCAGCTCAATGTAAACTGGTGGACGATTGACAGCCAGCTCCAAGCCCTGATTGATAAGCAGCATGACAAGAAAGTTCTATGCTCTGATAAGGCCGCCGAAGGATATGCGGCGTTATCGTATGACGACATCTTAGAAATTTTCACGCTCATTCAGATGTGTCGCCAGTGCGCCGGACAGATCCCCACGCAGTCACAGAGTCAGAATCAGCAGTAGTGCAGTTTTTCGTAAATATTAATTCGATGATTTTCTGATATAACAGACTCATTAATAGATGTGGCCTGATCGTCACACGGAAGCCCATGGACACTAACCGTCTTGTGTTCATGGGCTTTTCTGCATTTACAACTACTTGATTCCACTACGCTATTATTCTCTTTACATTCACTGTATATATAGTATAATTATATATACAAGGTTAGATAACATGAAACGGGGGGTTAAGACATGGGAATTCCAGATAAGCACGATATGACACTTTCTCCGTGGGATGCCAGCACAAGGGCACCCAGAGAATGCGAGACCACATGCGCGGGGTGTGACGCGGTTATCGATGATAGTGAGGCAAGCGCCATCTTCCCGTGTGGCTGTGAAATCGACAACGGACAAGTCTTCTGCAAGACATGTATTGAAGCTCTTCTTGATGACGGAGAGCACGACAAAAAATGTGAGGGGGAAAAATGAAAAACATATCGAACATTAAACATCTCATGCAGAGTGTTGATCATGATCTGACTCGCGTGACAACAGGGGCTAACGTGCATCAAATGGCATCGATCAGGCAGCGGATCATTGCCGTGGTCTATAACTTAGAAGACGCATGCAACACGAAAGAGGTCATGGAGCGGTTTCTTGAGTCTGGCGATTGTCAATCACAGCTCGCGCGTATCGTCAGGGATGCGGTCACAGACTGCAAGATAACAAAGGATGAGTCGAAAGCTGTTCGTCAGGCGGTTACGGAAATCATCTGCGCCCTGAATGCGCTCGCTGATACATGCGAGAAGATAGCGGAGTGATTATGAAACGACTCATTGACTATATGACGGCTATCTTTATTCGCTGGTTGATCGGCGCACCACTATTTGAAAGGAGATTGAAATGAAAGACAAGTTGCTTGTGATCAGAATGGACAGCAAGACACACAGCAGGTTCAAGGCGCAGTGTGCAGCGTCAGGGCTTACGATGACGGACATGATCATGAAATGGATCAATGAGAATGGAGTATCTAATGAGCAAGAAAAAAATTCATTGCCCACAGTGCGGAGTAGATCGGTCAATTCAAACGGGAAAGCTTAATATCTGCGGAGAAGTGGCTAGTGCTGAGTTCCAGTGCTTTGAATGTTCTTTTATTTTCTGGGTTGTTTATTCTGCGGCATTTATAACCGTTGAAGACTCTGACGGCGTGTGTAGGAAAGAAATTGAATTGAAAAAATAACGGGGTGACTCACCACACATAGGAGAGTTCAGAAGATGAGCCACCCCGTCGCCGGATCAATAGGCGCAGCTATTTACCGGCGATATCGACCTTTGATTTTCTGTTTGTCTCTTCATTCATGACGCTACGAATGTCTGACACATCAATGACTCCGCGTTCCCCACTCTCGATGCTCTCGCCGCCGTTATTTCCTACACCCGCTTTTTCCTTGTTAATCTGGTCATCATTCGTTTTCACTGGCGCAAGAATTTCAAGCTGTCTCTCGTGCATCTGCATCGGGCGATTTTCCATGATCTCGCCCCTGTAGATATACTCGACGACAAACTTCTCGAAATCTTTCCGCTCAGTGCAATCGACATGGCGTTTTTCTTCTCCGGCATGTATGACCGAAAGGATGCTGTGAACAATTTCAGTCTGTCCCTCGATCTGGCCTTTCCATTTCCGCTTCACCATCTCGAATTCAAATTCCAGTTCGGCCAGCTTCTTTGACGCTTCTGCGGCCTGTTTACCTTTCTCTGCGAATTCAGATTCAGTGAGCTTGAATTTCAATTCTCGCTCAACATTTCGCTCGACAAATCTCTTTTGTTCTTTCACTTTCTTGCTCATTTTTAACTCCCTATTTTTCATTCCGCGCTATGGCGGCGTTTGCGAACATCACGCACTCTTGCAGCTTGGTCATCGCATATTCAAGCTCAATAGAATCTGGACACATACTAATAAGCTCTACTGCATAGTCACGCGCAAGCTCTCTGATTTTCACATACCGCTCACCCTGTCCGGCTTTCGGTGGATGAAATGAAAACACTCGCTCTAGTGCATTAAGTGTTGCTTGGTCGGCATTATACATTTTTGATCCTCGGCTCATAGTGTTTCAGCTCCATTTCTCAGGTGTGTGCAAAAATTATTCTGTGCTCGCTCAAACAGAATGCGAGCGGCGTCAGTTTTAAATGTAGGCTTGATAAGCGATTCAACATCAATTGCTATGCTTAAAAGAGTTTCGCGGTCGGGCCTCAACTCTTCTTGTCTCTTTAGTTCTGCCGCTTCACGTTCTTTTTTTTCTTCTGCTTCTTTCTTGGCCTTAATTTCTTCACGCGCCCGCTCATCGGCTTCACGCTTCTGACGGTCAATGGCTTCTTGTTCTGCCCGTAGTCTGTTGCGCTCTGCTTCGATTTCACGTCTAGCGGCTTGGTCTCTTGCCTCTTGTTCTGCCCTCAGTGCGTCTAGTCGCTTTCTCTCTGCCTCTTGTTCTTGAGCAACACGCTGAAGCCTTTCACGCTCTTCCTTCTCTTGCGCTTCTTTCTTGGCTCTCTGTTCTGCTTCAACTCTCTGTTGTTCTGCAACTCGAGCCTGTTCAACTTCAAACTTCGCTTTCGCACCTTCAAGTATCAATCTGAATTCATCCTCTGTCAGATCTTTAATAATCAGTCCGGACGGGACAACATATCCGAATGTCGTTAACTCTCTGACTCTTGCCTCTAAAATGGCCTGAGACGCGCGTTCTTTTTCAGCTTTAATTCTGTCTTTTTCAGCATCAATGGCCGTTTCCTTATCCAACAACGTGGCCTCGATTGTCTCAAGGAGCTCAGTGATTCGTTTCGCTTCACCGTTAACTCTCTTCTGGTATGCAAGTGCGCCTTCTAAATATTTTTTTCGTCTCTTCTCGACTTCTGTTCTCTTCGTCTTAATATCCATTCGAGCTTCATGAACGGCATTATATCCGTCTTTGTCATCTATGCCGTTGATATTAAGCGAATGATACTTGTCTTTTAATTCTTGTATTGCCGCGTCAGTCACATTGAAAACAATGATTTCCGTTTCCATGTTTACGGTTGTTTCTGTGCTCATGTCTGTGTCTCCTGTTCTGAGAACGCCTCATTGATATTGCTCACGCGCTTTACGGTTGTGGAGTCGACAACAGACCCGTCACCAGTTATCAGCGTGTCGTGATCATACTCAGCTATGGCGATGCCGTTCAGAACGTCTGGAAAAATATCTTTCAATGCGATCCCTCGACAACGGCGCTTCATCATGATTTCAAAGTATTCAGTCCACGGCCCCGGCTTCTTTGGTGCTTGGTTCGCTGGGAATGTTGTGGTCTTAATCTCGAAGCCACGGCGCTTGACTTCACACACAGCGGCGACGGGTTTCTTGTTCAGGTTCTTATTCTCAACATTCACGGGCTTGTATTCATCATCCAGAAGATACTCGTTGATTGACTCAAGAAGCCCTGACGCCATGACAATTGCAAGGGGTCCGTCGGTGTGTAGGCTGGGCGTTCCGTTGATCACTGCGATTGACTTCAGACCGATCAGCGGCTTCAACCCAAGCTCACGAGCGAACTGCATCCCGGCCATGACCTTCGCAGCGGTGTCGTATTGCTTTGGCAGCATTCCAGACTGAGCAAGCACTGTGCAGAAGCGGCTCATCTGGTCGAAGTCTTTTGGCGCGATCAATCCGTTGTCATCGAGCGTGATCGGCGCTTTTTGTGGTGGCTGTGATTGAGTCGAAACATTCGCGGCAGGTGTCTTTGGTTGCACTGCGGCAGCAGGTTGTTCCTTTTTCTCATAGTCATTAAACATCGGTAGTTCGTTCTCTTTCGTACTCATCCTCATTCTCCTTATGTGTGGTTAATATTAACGCCTGTACTGTATCCAGTCAGGCGCGGCCAATGTATCAATCAATTTTCCTTTCAATACCGTTTCCTTATACTTCTCGATCAGTGATCTATAACCGCGACGCCCGTACTCAATGAACACATCATCAAGCTGGTATACTGAAAATGTATAGGGCGGTTTTTTCTCTACGGCGAGAATCCCAAACCCGTGAGGTTGTCCAGTGATTTTTTCCATAACGTCACAGTACAATGCACCCTGAACGTCATACCCATAATCAACAATCGACTTCGTGAATTCACGCGCCGAGCAATCTGAAGTGGTTTTAATGTCAAAAATTATAGGGCATGTCTTGTGCAGTATGTCCATTCGCGCTTTGACATGAAAGCCGTCAATCTCTGCGAATGCCGACACCTCAACATCACCAGACTTAAGAATAGATGACGCTGTTTTAATTGACCCGACGCTTTCAACTATACCGCGAACGATTTCGGCTTCATCAGAATCAAGAATAATCTTGTCATGGTTCAGTGCTAGAAACTTCGCTTTCTCAGCTTTCCCGTCTTTCGTTCTGAGGTTGAATTCGGGTTGCTCTTTCACCTGCTTCACATACTCATCAGGTTGCAGAAGCGCGAGATGAATTGCGCTACCTAGTCTCATGGCGTCACTCTCTGCACTGTCTTGAAAGAAGTGCATAGTCGATGAGTTAAGACGCAATAGACTTGACTGCGATAATGCCTCGTGTTCACGATATGGCCGCGCGTCTAAGTCTTTAATAACACAATGGTTATTGTTGTTTTTAACGTGTGTGCGCAGCTCTTCTAGGTTCATTTTCTCTCCTATTGTTTGACATGGTTAGTAACGGACATCTATATATAGTACGGGTTCACGAAAGTAAATAAAAAAATCAGTTTACAACCGTTATTTTTCTCTATATAAGATGAACACCATGTCAAACAAGGAGATTAAAAAATACGCTGAGGAAAATAATGCACAACATATATGGCCGCGCTAGTGAGTGGTTCAAAAAATTCTTTCTGAGTATTCTGTCACCTCTGGCGTTACTCTCTGAATGTTTTGACATGGTAACACTCACTAGCGAGCCACCAATATAAACACTTCTGGGGGGAAGCTGTATGTATGTTTCAGAGATAGAAATACAAAACACAATTTGGGATACAGAAAGGCATCTATTAACATCACTAATCAAGTCGAAAAACATGCGCGGCATGTACTTAAGAGAGTACACAATTCCATTTAATTTGAGGCCAGACTTTATGTTTATAAAGAAACATAGAGACTCTTTAATGGTTCAGATAACAGAAATAAAGATAACAGCCGAGTCAGAGGCAATATGTCAGGTTTTAAAATATAAGTATGCAATGGAGAGGCTCGGAGCAGGTCACGTTCTATTATCTATTATTGCCAGATACTTTGATAAAAGCATTTATGCTGCTGCATCAATAAATAACATTCGTCTCATAAGAGCAACAATGACAGATGAAGGTCTCTATAGATTTGAAACAGAAGACAACCCATTTACTTACTTTGACAAATCGAATGAAAATTTAAGCGAAATAAATAAAGCCATCTATACTGTGATGAGTCAATAGATATGAAAATTCAAATCATTAAATGGGAAAAATACCAGCCACGTAAAGATTTACAAATGACAAGATGGTTTCGAATGGATCATATGTTCTTTTTTGATTTTGAAATGAGACAGACATTTACAAGAACCGATATGATCATTTGGGTGTCATTATTAGCGTACGCGAGCATGAAGAATAAAAATGGCAAAATTTACGCTTGTGTTGCTGCAATTTGTGACGCGACGCGCGCGAATGAAAATGAAGTAAATTCTGCACTTGAAAAACTTGAGCAAGAACAAATGATTACAATAACACGTGACGCCGACGTGACGCCGACGTTACGTGAGCGTGACGCCGACGTAACACTACAAGACAAGACAAGACAAGACACTACAAGACAAGAGAAAAAGAATCTTGTTCGGAGCGATTTCATCGCACCCGAACCGACGGTCAAAAAAATTGAATTCAATTTTGAAACGATGAAATTTGAAAACATAATTCCTGACTATATCGCTAAGTGGAAAGATGCCTATCCAGCAGTTGACGTTGAAGGTCAAATAAAACGTGCCGAGGTGTGGCTTGCGTCAAACCCGGCGAAGCGGAAAAAAAACTATGCTGCTTTTTTGTCTCGTTGGTTTTCGAGAGATCAAGAACGCGGCGGTTCCATCAAAGCAAACTCAGTTAGTGAAATTGACAAAAACTTTATTTTCGGGGGTGAGTCGTGAAACAAGAAACTTTTTCAGAACAGATTGGGAGACTGCGGTCGGTTTACGGTGATCGGAATTATCCAGACGAACGACTTCGCTTGTTTTGGCTTTCGTTTAAGAACATCGACGATCAGAAATTTGAGGAAGCAGTTTCAACAGCGATTGAAACGATGAAGGTCGCACCGCTTAAACAGGACTTGTGGGAAATAATAAAATCAGCAAGAACAGACAGCGGAGACACAAAGAGAACCATCGAAAACGGCTGTGAATACTGCAATGGATCAGGATTAACGAGTTACGCAGAAATGCGAGGCGCTTATGAATATACGTTTTCGGGTCGATGCCGTTGTGACGCCTTTGAAAAACTTGGATTGTCAGAAACGATAAACCATGCACCCGCATGGGTGTTTGACAAGAAATTCTGCGGGATAGCAAGAAACGGAAAACAGGTGGAGAGATGAGCCGCTTAATCAATATGCAAATTGAAAGCTGTGCCGACTGCCCGTTCAATCGTGTTGAGTCTCCAGAGAGACTTCGATGCGCGAAAGACGACAGAACCGTGATGATCTGGAAAAGTGTCGATGAAGCCCGGGAGGTGATGTTCAAAAATTGCTCACTCGTGATGTCGCATCAATGCTGTTTCTGTTTTGGAAGCGGTAAGCGTTTCAGTCAACAACGAGATGACGAAATTCTGTGCGATTATTGCAAAGGGATCGGAAGGATCGAGCAGATGCCATGAATTTCAAGCGAGGTTTAGACGAGCAGCGCGTTAAACGCGAAAGACAAGTAAAGATATCAAAAACGAATAACGTCGCGTATAGGCCAATTGTGGCGCCAAGCACAGCGCGTTAAGAAACGAGGGGGAAATGAAAAGCAACGCCGATTTGTTGACCGAAATAGGTTGGTTAATGAAGCGTACAGTCGAGCTTGATCGGATTCTCAAGAAGCTGGTCGATCTGAAAATCTATCGAGATCAGTATGGAGCAGATGAAAAATACACGCGCGAGAAGGCGCTTGTTATGGACGAGGCGATGAAACTATTAAACACAAAAGGAGAAGGTTATGAACACGGTCGAGTGCCCCGAATGCACGTCAGTGAATGAGCCGGTGAAATGCGTGAAGTGCGGAAAACAACTATGCGAAGAATGCGCCGGGCTGAATGAAGCCGTCGAGTGGGTCTGTGCAGATGGGTGTGAATCATGACAATCAATAAATTAATAAGAGAACTGCAAAAGATAGAGCAGAAACACGGCAAGCGCATCAAGGTCATGTGTGCCGCAAAAGACATGTATATACATTTCAACGAGGTATATTCGCATGTCCACGTCAGGGAGGTTTCTATTGAATGCATTGACGAAGGCGACGGAGATGGTGGAATTATTCGCCACGACGTTACTCGCGTGGTGCTGTCATGAGCACCGATAAATTCATTTTTATAGTATACGACTCAAGGGGCGAAGAAGACGGCAGGAGATAGAATTATGAAAAAAGAAGATATCGACGCGATACTGACAAAACACGCTGAATATTTACGAACAGGAAAGCTCGATTTAAAGGCCAACCTTAGCGGGGCCGACCTGAGCGGGGCCAACCTTAGCGGGGCCAACCTTAGCGGGGCCGACCTGAGCGGGGCCGACCTGAGCGAGGCCAACCTGCGCTGGGCCGACCTGAGCGGGGCCGACCTGAGCGAGGCCAACCTGCGCTGGGCAAAAATATACTGCACTAGTTTCAATCTTGGATGCGGAACACTGAAAATAAAGGAGTGCTCTGAAGATCTAGTTTTTCAACTGCTATATCATGCCGCAAGACTTCCAGCGTGTTCGGAAGAATTGAAGGCGATTTTGAAACCGTATGCGGACAATTTTCGTTTTGTTGGTGTAGAACTACCGGCCATAGAACTGAGGAAGTCATGATCACCAATAAACAGTTGGAAGAGTGGCGGGAACTATATCAGAATGCAACTGTTGGCCCGTGGTATGCGGGAAGCACAACAGTATTCGCAGAAACAGCATTCGGAAGTATGGAGTTGATAAACGAGGGTGGTGGGTCAACTGTAAACGATCTTGAATTCATCGCTGAAGCACGAACAGCTGTCCCTCTTCTTATCAGGGAAGTCGTGAGACTCCGCAAGGCGCTGGATGGTGTTAATAGGTGCGAGACGTGCCGTTATTACTTCCCAGATAGAGATGATACATGTGCGCTAATTCTTACTGAATGCAATGAATCTGGCTGGAAACCAAAGGAGTGAGATGTGAGTATCGGAAAGCACGAGAAGCCGAATAAAGGTGAAACTGATATCTGGTTAACACCGTTGAATATAATTAACTCTCTCGGCCCGTTTGACTTAGACCCATGCGGTGAAATGCATCACAAAACCGCTTCCAATATATACACGAAAGACGGCTTACAAATGCCGTGGTTTGGAAGAGTTTGGTGTAATCCACCATATAGCGAGGTAGAAAAATGGCTTGATAAATGTGTAGAACACAATAATGCCATAGCATTAGTTTTTGCTAGAATGGAAGTTAAATGGGCACAAAAAATAATACCGCTGTCGAGCAGCGTTTTCTTTCCGAAAGGACGCCTGTTTTTTCTAACAAGAGAACTGAAGAAGAAGGGTAACGCTGGCGCTCCAAGCATGTTTCTTTCTTTTGGTGCGATCCCGAATTGGAAAAGTTTGGGCTGTGGACTTGAGTGGATAGTGAAAGGGAGTAACCCATGAAAGTATGGAAATGCCCGTGGTGTGGTTATGCGATTGATGACACACAATATATGAGCGCCTCGCATGATTTTGAGTGCCCAAGTTGTAGAAAAAAGAACTTGCATGAGTTCATATCTGAAACCGTCATTTTAGTTGACGGGCTAAAAGCCGAGTACGTCGCTACATTCGTGCAAGA